GTCACAGTACCAATGGTTCCCACCAAGTCCTGCAACAGGTTCGAGATTGCGCCCGAACCGTAGTCAGCGTGGAAGTCAAGGGTCACAGAACCAGACTTCAAACCGCCAATGATTTCAGTCCAACCGTTCGAGCCAAAGTCTGTAGTGTCAACCTCAGCAGCGTTGATCACAAGCTCCGCACGAGCAGTCGAGTCCGAGATGTCGGAACCGTTCAAGGTAACGTAAGTCCCGGTAACAACGTACTTAGCCAACTTATTTCTCCTTATGCATAGACGGCTACAGAAAACTCCACAGCCATATACTCTTGGTCATTAATTGTTGTGGAGCCGAGGCTGGTCATTGCGTTCAACCGTAATGTTTGTACAAGCCCTCCAAGGCTCCTATCCGATTCTACCGCAGACTTTATACTCGACTCCCCGTCCGGCGATATAAAGCCATTCAGTTTGCGTTGAGCAGTGCGGTCATCGGCTCTTGAAACAACCACCATAACGTTGAAGTTAAAGGTTGTTAATCCTCCACGAAACGCCTCGTCATACTGTACGTTCTCAAGGAAAACTACAGCGATAGGCGGATTCGGGTTATCTGGTACATCACCAGAAGTACGAAGGCCACTGATAGTTGCCAGGTTAGTGGCGAGCGCATTACGGATTGCACTGACATCAATCGCCATTAATACATCCGAATCTTCTTGTAAGGCTCCAACAGAGTGTAAATGTCAGGGTCCACATTAGACAGCCGCACAACACCCATCGCGTCAAACCCAGCAACACCCATTGGACTATCTGCCCGCTTGAAGTAACGTGCAGCCTGCAAGATGGCGGCCTGCTGAATCGCTACTGGCACAGAAGGCCAACCCCACACACCTGTAATCTGCACAGTGGCCTCAGCACCCACAGTTGGGAACAAATAGTCACCAACAGCCCTAATACCCGTATAAGGCCAAGGAGTTCCGTTAATCGTGCCATTCAAAGGCTCCAACTGATAATCAGTTGTCTCCCACACAATGTCATACACCTGATCCGCGTCGTCAGAAGTCTTCACCGTAGTAACCGAATACAGGTCATCAATCGGCGTGTAGAACGAGTCGTCCGGCACGAACACGCGAGTAGCCGTCCCCTGAGAGAACGTGCGCTCAGTCATGTTATCAATCGCTGCCGACGCAGCATCAATACAAAGCTCAATCAGAGCATCATCCACCGAATCCGTAATCCCGAGTGAACGCTTTACCTCAGCAAGAGTGCAATAATCTGCCACAATAATCCTCCGCCTCTAGTTTATCGTGGCTTGTCCCAAGAAGCCTCACGACGACGATGTAACTTCCAACCACCCTCAGAGAAATCAGCCGAGTTAACCTTGTGCTGATAGTAATGCTGATTGTAAGCGTAAGTCACATTGTTGCGTGACATTAGAAACGAATCACTTTTGATAGTAGAACTATTCTCGTGATCTGTTTCGATAGGCAACATACGCACGTTGTACCCTGCCGCTTCGACGCGACGAGACATGTCATTGTCTTCAAAATATGCGGGGTAGAGAGCTTCATCGAATAGTCCTACTTCTTCGATGACAGTATCACCAATAGCAAAGCATTGCCAGTAAGGAAACGTGTTAGTTAAAGTCAACTCGTCACGGTGCGCCTCACTGAGTTTCCTCATAGCACCAGGCTTAAACGTCATGTCGTTAGAAGCAAAGAACCATCTCGTGTCGTGCGGGAACAGTTTGATACCAAGATTCCACGACGCGGCAACACCAAGATTGCTAGGCATGGGGAGAATGTGTACTTCTTCCGCGCTCGCAGGAAAGAACAACGCATCAGCCTCACCACCATTGTCGATAATCAACAACTTCTCGACAGGTTCATTGATGCTGTCAAACAAACGCTGCAAAAGGTCATAACGATTCAACACCGGCACTATTAGGTTAGGAAGCAATCTGATCGGGTCTCCAAGTGCCTTTATATTTCGTCATGTACTCGTTCGACAATACAAGATTCTCGCGCCCCAAATGCAGGACAGGCTCACCGGCGTTTTCATCCGACAACTCAGGAAACAACACCGGCACAGGCCCAGAAAAACTCAAATACTTCTGAGTCCACCACCTTTCGGCCTCAACAGCTTCCCTTTTAGACCGAATCTGCGGAATACCAGCCTTCTCAAGAAAAACGCGCTCATATACGCCCAAATAACAGCCAAACACGTCAGGGTCCGACAAGAGTGCCAGGGAACCCTCAGAATCGCTCAGAATGGCGTACAGAGCCTCTGAGAGTATGACCGAATCTTGGATAAACAAAAACCGGTCAATAGTGGTGTTTTCAAGCACCCAACCGATTTTTCCCAACTCATATCCAGCAGCCGTAACAACAATCGTGTCTCCCTGAGTAGAAGCGAGCGCCTGTGCAGCCCAGTCAGCCCTATCCGGTGATGTGCCGATGACGGTTATCACTGCGTCGCTTCAAATCAGTAGTAGAGATGCCCTGAGTGTAGGGAATGTAAATCAAAGAAATGCCCCGCTCATCCAACCAGTCTTGGTCGAACCCCATTTGAGCGTAATAATCCTTCCGCGCCCAATCAGAACCTATAGCAATAATGTCCGGGTCGTTAATGTCAATAGCTTCCGTCGAATCAGCTCCACCAACATTCGTCACAACCTGGTCAACATATCGGCAAGCACCGACAACCGTAGCTCGCTCAGTAAACGACATAATCGGAGGACGACCCTTATATTCCTCAATGAACTCATCAGTGTTTAAAGACACCACAACGCTACCAAGCTGGCTGCATTTCCTTAAAAAGTTCACATGCCCAGCATGAAACAAATCAAAAGTGCCACCCGTATAAACAATCATTCGACCTCCAAAGTCAACGGAGCAAAGTTCCCCCAAAACGACAACCCATGCCGCATCACCATCGCCTTGGGATCACTCAAGCCTATCCAACCCTCCGCTTGATACCGAGTCTCATAGCGAAGCTCTGGTAGTTGCCGTAAATATTCTGTATTAGCCCACCAATAATTACCAGCAAAAAAGTATTCATGTTCTCTATGCTCCGGCTCCTGTGACTTCAACCAAAACGCACCAGCAACATCGTGACTGTTCAAAGAGCGGTAAGCCTCTTTCCATCTCATCACAGTGTCGTGCGTCATAGATTCACGCCAAGCAGTAGCTAAACCATCGTCACTCCAAGCACCCTTAGTGTGAGCGTAAAAGACAGCGCGATTCTTACGCCACCGAGAATACTGCTGCACCTTACTAAGAGTGACTTGCTCCCAACCTGTATCGGCCTCCGATACACAAATCCCAGGTAAGGTCAACCTAACCTTTGCACGGTTCTCCTTCGACCCAACGACACCATAGTAAAACTGATGCAAGTTATCCCACAGGCCAGACTGCTTCAGAGCCTTCCAATGCTGCTCAAACGGCTTCTGCCACGCCCCATCAGCATAAACATGATAGAAGTGCGTTATTGGCTTTGCGCGAAGCGCTCCCGCAGGAGAGGCATCCACCCAGTCTTCCATACAGTCTCCACATCAAACGGCTTAGCAAACTCAACCGACTTCTGAGAACGCACCTTGCCCTGAGCATACGCCTGCTCAAGCGCCTCCACAATCTCCGGCACGCGAGGAGTCTGCCACCACGCATGTTGCCCGTTATCCCACACAGGATTACCATTCACCAGCCAGCCATCCTCAGACACAAGGTCTTTAGACGCTGCCCAGTTAGAAGCAATCACCCGAGTGCCACACGCCTGAGCTTCCATCGTCGGCACACCAAAACCCTCACCCATAGACGTAGCCAACAACACATCCATAGCCGAGTAATAACAAGCCATATCCTGCAACGTAGAACCATACCGATACTCGACAGGATTCACAATCTTCACCTGATCCGCGCTAATACCCAAACCAGCAATCATCTGTAAAAGATTCCAACCAATACCGCCACCATCAGCATTAGTGTGCAAATACAACATCGCATCAGAATGCTTCTTAGCGAAAATACTGAAAGCTAGAAGGTTCTCATTGAAAGCCTTACGGTGAACAAGCCCAGAAGCCTTATTAGCGGCAACCATACCGACAACAAACTTCTCACGAGAACCGAAATAGTCCCGCACATCCATGCCATTAGACAAGTCGTAAGACTCTTTAGTCACCTTCGTGTCGATAGCGTGAGGCACATAGTCAACCTCGATGCCTTCCTTCTCCGACAACTCCTTACCCCAAGGAGCCATCGCAATCGGCTTCACATTCGCCTTCAAAAGCCACTGCTTAACCATGTCAGGCATAGTCACATGGTCAACCGGAAACCACGACCAAATGTCAGTCAGCTTCTCAAAATGCGGCGACTTCAAAACCCACACGTCATACAGTGTGAAAAACACGTTCGGGAACCCAGCGCCAGTCGCAACCGAGTTCACAAAAGTCATGTGGTCAATCGGGGCAGTATCCAACGAATACTGAGTAAACGATCTCGGGAAATGTGTCACATCCCCATACGGAGTGCGAATAACATCTTTCTTACCCTCAAGGCCAAAGTTGCTGATATTCGCAACATCTAAACCTTGTCGGACAAGACAATCAATAAGATGCTTAACCTGTTGACCATAACCAGTCGGCACATCGTAACTATTCGAGTAGATACTGATAGCCCCAGTCAACTGCTCCTTGAGAGCAGGATTGCCACTTTTACCCATGCATAGAGCATATAAAAGAAGAGAGGCCCGAGCAACCTACGACTCGG